TCGGGTCTAAATTTTTAAATTGCTCTCCCACAGCCGTAATAGCATTAAGGCTTGCTCCTTCTTTAATTGTAATCTCTGTTTTGTCTGTTAAAATCATTTTATCCATATTGTTTTAGTCTCCTTTTCTTTTTTATTTTGGCATAAATTTACATGTAATAGTTCCTCGTGCAAGTGACCTGTCTGTCCTATATGCATGTCCTTTGATACATGGTATCGTATAATTTGCTCTAGACCCTGATATTGATATTCCTGTTCCTACCACCATATTAGCCACAGTGGTATCATAGGTTGTAATTACAATAGTACTATTGGAATCTGCTGGATTATAGGAAACCATCAAAAATCCATCCTTTTTTGGCGTGTATGATGTCGAAGCCCCCTCATACCCAGAAAATGGTTTGATTTTGCCTTCCACCTCAGTGATCTTATCATTTAGTACTTTCCCCTGTTTCGCATCCAATGCATACCCAGCAACTGTAGTAGTCAGGTTGCTTATCACCTTCGATGTATCCAATTTTTGTGCTAATGCGTCTTTAATTGGTTTCACACCATTTTTATAAAACCGATTCAGAAGGTTTGTTGTGATTACCTTCATATATCCTCGCCTCCCCTCTACGCAAATGTTCCTGCGATTATTTTATCAATATCGGATTCTGTTGCTTCTTCTACAGTTGTCCCTGTTGGCGGTGACTGCCACGTTCCATCACCCCTCAAAAACTTAGCCTGTGACCCTACTCCCGGTGCTGGCACTAGCCCTGCCTTTCCTGCTACAGATTGTGTTGCCCCAGTCATATTGGAGTATGTTGTATTGTTATCATTTCCCCATACTGCGGTACCATCAGCAGACCACTTTAAAAACTGCCCTGCAGATCCACCTGTCGGAATATGCTTATTCCCGGACGTTGTTGGATGCGTATAAGCATTTGCACCTGACGCGATTCCTGCTAGTTTTTGTTTTTCTGCTGCGGTGTAGTCATTCGACGACAGTCCTTTCCCACTTTCTTTCTTTACAAACTTCTCTGTGATTTTTTCCGAAAACTTCGTTGCAAACGAAGTTAAGTTTTCTAATGTTATGCATTTCATTTTTTCCTTACCTCCTTAAATAACTGGTCAATGATATCCTGTATTTCCTGTTCTGTGGCATCCATTTCTTCCTCACTTTCCGTATAGGTTCCTCCTATGATCGCATCGATGTCTTCTTTCGTACCTGTTTCAAAAATGCTGCCCTGCTCATCTTCATCCACATAAGTGCCGTCGATGATTCTGTCAATATCCACATCTGTTGCCACATGATACAGGTCTTTTAAGAGTTGCTGGATCTCCAATAACAATTTTCCGTTTTCTGTGGAATCAAGTACATCCTTGATATTCTTAAATTCCTCGGTAATTTCCTGTATTGCAGCCTGCACAGCTGTTACGGCTTCTGAAGTCTTTGCCTTTGCATCGTCTCCTTGGGTCTTCGCATAGCTCCCCTGCTCCTTTGCATAGTCTCCCTGTGCTTTCGCATATTCTCCCTGCTCAACTGTATGATCCAGCTTTTTCATTGCCTCAATGCAGACTAGTTCGGCAATGTCTGCATAAGTCCTTCGGACATCCTCCCCATAATATGCTTGGCGAAATTCCTGTATCAGTCCTCTTATCTTCTCTTCCAATGTCATCTCATTTCTGTGCCTCCTTCCGGTTTTTCTAACTTATCCAGCCGTTCCAAAACTTTTGCCAACCTATTTTCAATATCATCTATACTGTCTCTCAAAACTCCCGTATCCTCTTCAAATTGCGTAAGTTTGCCTTTTATCTCATCTATATCTGTTTTTGTCTCCCCAGTCCCTAATTCGATTGTCTGGACTTTTTCATCCACCTTTTTCAGATAGCTGTCTGTACTTTCCACCTTTTGCGAGAGTTCTTTTATGCCACCTTTAATCACTTCAACAGATTCATTTTTACTCGCTTGCCCATCTACCTGCCTCTGTAATGCTGCCTGTTTTTCTGTTAATGCAGTCACACTGTCTCCAAGATTGATCTTGTCCTTTGACGGATCTAAAATGTCATACTCCCTTTTCGATACAAGCATATATTTATCAAGTCCGTGCGGTTTCGATACGGTATGAACCATGTCTCCAAGCTTTATCCGGTCAATATCCACATCTGCAAGGTGCAGATCTATTGCAGTAAGTTCTATGGTTGCGGTCAGGTTCCTTGCATTCTTTAAAAATTCCTCTCCTTTTGTTTTCAGATTCGCCGGTACTGTCACATCCTCAAACACTTCTGTCCGCGTGATTCTTCCATAGAGAGTAATTGCTTCTTTGTCCTCAATATAATCTTTTCCATTGTTTACCGACGCAATGGTAAGTCTCCCTCCACCCTGCTCTTCGTCCAAAGATTTGCCAAGCGGAATAAGTACCGTTGCAATCTCTGCCGCGCTTATATACTCCGTCAAATCCAGTATGTTTTCTCCAAACCGGATTGTCTGTAGGGATGTGCGGTCATAGCTTTCTAAGTAGTCCAGATACCGGATACCTTTTTGCTTGCGGATACGCAAATATCCACCATTGCTGGCAACCAGCTTGTCGAGAATCGTATTTAAAGTATCCGTATACTGATTATCTTCCCTTGCATCGTAATTCATCGTTTTTTTCTCTACGATTCCAAGAGTAAACTGTTTCTTCTCCTCCACTTGGCTGTTGTGCTGGGTAATTTTATCCTGTAGATAACTTTCTGGGGTCAGGTCATGGTATTCCTTCGGACGCTGGATACTATCTAGCATATAGGCAAGCGTTCCTTCGCACGTATACGTCACACATCCGTACATGTCAGTCTCGGAATCCGTCACCCTTCCCTCAAATAAGGATTCTTCGCCCTCGAATACTTCTATCTTGGAAATCATCTTCCCTATCTTTCCCACCATCGGATGCGGGGGCGGAAGGGAAAACACAAATTCCCCGGTCTTATTTAGCCCAACCCTTACTTTTCCTGACAGTATATCCAATTCTTCGTCTCTTGGGTCGTACAACAATTCCCCATCACAATAAATTCTGTACATTATAAACTCGCCCCCCTATAGTCCACACTGACTGTTCCTTTTCCTTGAAATGTCAGGATATGCTCCCCTGCCCCCAACTGTAAATCCATGACTTTACTTTTCCCCTTTGGGAGCGTGTAAGAAATGCTGTGGTATTCCAAAACCATGCTTTCAGAGCACTCAAAAACCGGGACAACCTTTTTCCGCCGCCCCGGTATCATAAGTACCATTGTTCCATTTACTTCCAAATCTCTATAATCGCGTATAATTCCATCCTCAAAGCAGAAGGTGTCCCACACCCACGGTTCCAAACTTCCGTAACGCTCATATTTGTATGGTTCTGCATCAACAAGAATCTCTATTTCACAACTGCTTTCCAACGTCTCTTTCTTAGTGTTTACTGTGACAACTCCATAGTAAACAAAATCCGGTCGATTATCAGGGATGATGCCACATAATTGTCCGTGAAGGTCGTTCTCTATCTTATCAGCCACAATATCCCATTTGGTATAATCACCTTCGTACTCAAAAGCAAATCCCATTGTGCGGTTCTCATACTGAACATCATCTCCCGTTAAAAATTTTGTCAAATCCAACTTGCCATTCCTAGCCGGTATTTCTACACTATACCTTTTTTCTTTTGGGGATTCGATTACAAAAGGTGCCATCCATTTCAAACCATAATCTTTCCAACTATGCTTTCCGTTAAATGTCACGCCATAAATTTCTCTGGTCATATTGTACGCCTCCTTGCCTTCATATTCGCAACCGCAAGCCTGTTATCAATCGTTTCTGTGGTCAGTCGCCCTACTCTTTCACCATACATTTCCATTTTTAAGTCCGATTTTACCAAAGCATCCACAATTAATCCGCTGGAAGATTTTGCAAATTCTCTGCCAATTTTTGCAAGATCATCGTCAGACATTTTTACTTGCATCTGTTCTCTTCTTTGAGAAACATTCAGTTTTCCTTCGATTTCAGAAATGATTTTTTCAGATACATTCAATTGCTTTTGGTTTACCACAGAATATACTTCCTGCATCGTAGAAGGTATATCAATGCCCTTCATCTTCTCGTGCAGCTCATCCAAGTTAAGTGATTTCAAAGCCGTGTCTGTCAGCTGTGCTGATGTCTTTCCAACAAAGTCTTTCTTATTGTCAATACCGAGAGCGTAACCATCGCCATAATCCTCTCCAAGATACATGGATTCTTTCGCCGGAGAATTAGAATTTTGTGTCTGCCTCGTTTTTTCCAATGCTGCATTAGCGATTAGTTGTGCTGCGTTTGCTACTGCACCAATCGTCCCAGATATTCCGATTGCGTATCCTGATCCAAAATCACTACCTAGCGACTTCGCCGCTTCGGCATTACTCAATTCCCCTTCTGCTGTACCTGCATTTTTGCCGGCTGCCTCTCTTACTTCCGGTTCTTTACTGCTTACCGCCCCTGCATATGCTCCCGTGGCGTTCTCGCCATTTATTTTCAGCACAAGGGCAGAATACTGTGTTTCATCCAGCATAGGCTTTAGGGCTGTCAGGATTGCAACTTTTACTTCATCGCTAGAACCACTTACCGCATTGATTAAGTTCTCCATGGATGCTTTTCCTTCTGCATCTAATTTCCCATCTATATCTGCCTGTGTAAGAGCAGAAACCATTGCTGCACTTGCCTCTGGACCAATTGCCTCTATACCAGCCGCCACACCACCTGGTAGTTTGTTAAATTCATTTATAGAATTAATTGCCGCTTTTGCCATGTCCCGATAAACGCTGTCTGCAACCTGTATCGTACCATCCTGAACAAGTTTTATGCTCTCCACATAACCATTCGCCTGTTCAAGCATTTCATCTTGCGTTTCCTTAGACGATGCGAGTGCTTCTGCCGTATAAGATCTATACGATGTTACAAGTGTATTTAGTGCCGTTTCAATCTCAGATGTACTTCCTGATGCCATAGCAGATACTAAAGCGTCATAATTGTTAATCTCGGTAGCAAATGAGTTTAATTCGTCCTTAGAACTTTTAAGTGCTTCTTCATAATCCTTTTGCCCTTTTACCGCTTTGTTCAAAGCCTCTTTCGCTTCTTCGTAAGCTCCGTATTGTGCTGCCCCACCTTTTCTATATTCTTCTTCCGCTTTTATTACTGCCTCTTGCGCCTCTGCCACCTTTTTATTTTGTTCTTCCAGTTTTGCAGATGCATCCTTATACTTCTCCATAGCCTCAGAAGTTTTTTCATAGGCTTTCGCCATATCATCTTGCATGGAATTTATCGTAGCTTCCGCTTTTTTCTGTGTAATCAATTCTTGAATGGCTGCAACTGTTTCATCAATTTTCAAAATCTGAGCATCCATCATCTCAATTTCAATTCCAAGTGCATCCGACAAAAGACCTGTGATAACTTTTGCACGGTCTTCATATCCAGCTTTCACATATCCATTCGCATCCGTAATAGATTGCAACTCTGCCAACAAAGAACTATATCCGTTATATTCTCTGTCAATCGACTGGACAGATTCTTCTCTAGCCTCACGTTGTTCTTTCATCGTTGTTTCCTTACAAGATTCCAGAACCTTTTTTTGTCCCTCCGATAGAGAATACATCTCTACAGTAGAATCCTTTGAGGTCAATGCAAGTGCCGTAAGTCCAGCTGTAAGAGCAGCTACCGCACCTACAACCAATCCGACTGGATTCGCATTCGCCGCCGCATTAAATGCTGCTTGTGCAGCTGTTGCTAGGCTTAATTGTTTACTCAGCAATCCAACTGCTATCTGTTTTAGCGTCAATGCTCCTGTAGAAGCTGCTGTTACAACCGCTTCTGCTCCACCTGCAACTACATATCCTTTTACTGCAACAGTCGCAGCTTTGTACGCTTTACTTAACTTACTGACTGTATTTGCAGCACTCTTCGCGACACCATACCCTTTTAATGCGGTATATCCTGCTACCAATACAGGAACCACTTTGTCCAAATTCCTACCAAGCAGATCTACCCCTTTTGTGAACGGAGGCAGCGCCACTTTTGCAACACTTGAAACACCTTTCCCGAAATTTTCTATCGTAGTGGATACTGTTTTTACTGCATCTTTCAGACCGCCATTTGAAAAAGATTCCTCTATTTCATCAATTGCGGTTTCGACCGGTTCCCTTACCGATGCAGGCAAAAGTTCTGCCAGTCCTTCTGCTATCGTAGATGCTACCACTCCTGCAGAGGAAACCAATTGTTTTCGGTTATCGTAAATACCACCCACAAATGCCTGTATAAACGTTACCGCTGAATCTACCATTTTCGGAGCTTGGTTTGCCACATCAACGGATAACTCAGCAAAGACATCGCCTGCTTCTTCTACTGCTCCTTTTAACCCTCCGTTTTCAAATGCATCTGTGATCTGATTAATGCTTTCAGATGCTGTATCAGCAGCACTTTTCAAATCGTCCGACATACTTTCATAGACTTTAATACCAAATGTCTCCGCTGCACCACCCACCTGTTCCAGTGATGCTTTTAAGTTGTCCTGCATTGTCTTTGCCATTTCAGCAGCCGCACCGTCACAGTTTTTATAACTCTCTGTCAGACTTGCAATTTTGTTCGCCCCAGCTTGAACCAGTGCCAACATCCCCGACAATGATTCCTGTCCGTACAGCGTTACAAGCGCGTTATTGCGCTCCTCATCTGTAAGATTGGACATCTTTTCAGAAAGCATTTTGGTCTGTTCTGTCAATGAGATCATTTTTCCGTTTGAATCGAAAAATTCCAATCCCAACTTGTTCATGATTTCTTTCATATCATCAGTTGGTTTTGCCAAGCGTGATAACGCCCCTCTTAAGCTCGTACCAGCCTGACCGCCCTTGATACCTGCATCGGACATAATACCGATTGACGCTGCGCATTCTTCCATACTGATTCCGAAATTATGCGCCACTGGAGCTGCATACTTCATAGCCTCTCCGGTATCCGCTACTGCTGCATTCGTATCTGCTGCATTTTTTGCCAATACATCGGCAACATGACCTGCCTGTTCAGCTTCTAGACCAAACCCGCGCAAAGTAGAAGCTGCTATATCCGCACTTGATGCTAAGGCCTCACCAGAAGATGCTGCCAAGTCCAACATACCGGGCATAGCTGCCATGATTTCATTCGTGTTAAATCCGGCAGATGCTAAGTTTTCCATACCTTCTGCTGCTTCACTTGCAGAAAACGCCGTGCTTGCACCAAGCTCCATCGCCTGCTGCTTTAATGCATCAAACTCCTTCCCGGTAGCTCCTGAAATAGCCTGCACACGGGACATTGCTGATTCAAATTCTGCCCCTGTCTTTATTGCAAATCCTCCGACTGCAGAAATCGCACCACTTACTGCCGTAACTGCTGCCACTGTTCCCTTAAGTCCAACCCCCGCAATTTTCCCAAATGTTTTCATTGCCTTTTGAGCCGCACTTGTATCTAAATCTGTTGTAATCTTTATACTACCGTCACTTGCCAATCACCTGTCACCTCCTGTCCAATTTGAGTGGAAGTTACGCTGCAATCTGCACCATCGTATTATTCTGTTGTATGAACTCCTTAATCTTGTCATATCCCCATCCACAATCTACCAAACCGCTTACAAGACATTCCATAGACTGAATAGCTCTCAACTGCTCTTCTGGTAAATAATCTCTCAGATTCTCCTTTTTACTGATTCCAAGTTCTTCCCTTAATTGTTTCGCATTCTTTCCAAATATCACTTTGTAGATACAATTTGTATATGTAGAATAAGCATGTCCGTGCATACGATCATTTTCGGTCGACTGTTGTAGTGCCTTTGTAAGAGATTGCCTAACCGCAATTCCTTTCTCCCTCTCAATCAATTTGCCCTGCAATGCTTTTTCCATTGCATTGAATTGTTTGATGTATGCTAGTTTAAACTGCATAGCTTTTTCTCCTGTGTATCCCATTGCCAAGAGCGTGAAACCATCTCTCGTCATAAGATACATAGGGTTTGTTTTGCCGTTGGATGCTCTGTATGAATCCAGATAGAATAGAGCGGAAAATTCCGCTGTACTTATGGTTGTCTCTATATTTCTTATAGATTCCATCACGTCTTTGTGATTCTTTTCAAATGTTCCAGCCACATCCAAACTACTTACAACTGTCATCTCTGTTTTACTAATTCTTTTTACTTCTACTAACATAATTCCAATCCTTTCCGCTGAATTTTAGGTATTAAAATAGGGAGTAGCATTTCGCTACACCCTTTTTGCTTTTGGGGAAATCAGGAACGTACCCTAACCATACTTCTCCCCAATATTTAATTAGACTCCTTTAATCTCTTTTCTACATATTCCTTCCAGCGATTATTTCTCTGTTCTAGTGTCATTTTCTTCTGACCATCCTTCCTGATCTGATAGAGTTTCTTCATCTCGTTATAAAACGCTCTCTGTTCCTTCGGCATGCCGGAAACACTTACTTGACGGTAGAACATGATTTTCCCCATCTTTGTGTTGTCATTTAGTGATTCAAACAAGGACAAGAATTTCCACCAGTGCATCTCTTCCTCTCCCAAATCAATCCCATACTGCTCTTTAAATGCACTATATATGTACCTTGCATCTTGCACAAATGAGTAGGCTGGTTCTTTAGAACGATACCGCTTATAGCGCTCTTTCTTTTCCTCTTTCGGCTCTTCTTTCTCTCCGCCGCACTGATAAAACCACAATATTTTTTTTATTGCCTCATTAAGATCATTCGGAATTTTCGGATAATAAAGGAGAAGCATCTTCTCATACTTCTCCCTCTCATCCATGATTTCATTTTTCAAAAGCTCTTCCAACTGAATCCCAATCCGAAAATCGGTTCGTATTGGATATTTAACCCCTAATACCTCTACAGTCTCTGGGAGTTTTCCAAACATCATGATTTCCTTCATGACACTTACCCCTTCTTTGCATCCCCTGTCAATGTTTGCATCTTGTCCTTTATCTGAGGGGTGACATAATTTTCATACAGATGCGTCATATCATCCAATGCATCGAGACAGGTTAATAAGTCAGTCTCTTCTCCAAGTATCTGTTTTGAAGAGCCCTCTCCAAACATACTGTCAATGTAATCAATCACCGCCTGACACTGCTCCCTGATTCCTTCCGCACCAGTTTCTAATGAGCCAGCATTTTTCATTCTTTCAATCGCATGGTTATATCCATGCTCATACCTTTCTGCCACATCAGGATTCAACAAATCAGCACTCAGTTTCACACCAAGAATTTCTACTTCTAGCATTCTCATCTTACATTTTCTCCCTCTTCCGTTTTTCCTACCTTTGCCTTACCAATTTCCCCGCTACCAATTAAGGCTGCATCTTGCGCTGAATATGTATACTCTGCCGGATTTGCACCGATTTTCTTAAACTCGATATCTATCGCCGATGATTCCCCGGCATTTCCAGAACCATCACTATTTACAATGATGGAAACCTGACCTTTCTCACCTTTTCCATTCAGGATGTTAAAGTATACATAATCTACTACTACGCCATTTCCAGTTCCATATTTTTTTGCATGCGACAAACAAAAGTCTTGTGCTTCGTCTCCTATATATCTGTCTCCGGTAACAGTAAACGAGCGCTGTGTACCTGTCTTCATTGTAGTTTGTCCTGCACGGACATATTGCTTATCCTGTGTAACCGGATTCAACTGAGCATCTAACCCAGCAATTCCCATCTGTACAACTTCATAATCAGCTACTTTAGTAACCTGTCCTGTTCCTGTTTGTGTATTAATAGCAAATACATAGTCATCATTTGTTACCCATCCTTCATACTCTGGTTTCGGTGCATAATCTTTCATTAATTCACTTAGTTTCATTCTCTTATCTCTCCTTTTCAAAATAAAGAACCCGGCACTGTATCTTGTACTGAGCCAAGTTCTCTTCTAAATTTACAGTTGCAAGGTTTGGCATATTTTGCAACGTCTCCACTGCCTTAATCTGGCACCCATTTCCAAAGTCTGGTACATTTCCCTGGCTTTTTTGTTTATCAATCCAATCCATCAACTCTTGTGCAGCATTCATAGCTTCCACATTTGTATCGTCCGAATCAGGCGAATAACGCCATGTCAGAAGAATTGTAAAACCATACTCTTTATCCGCCGCACGGACGTACCGTTTTACGATTTTCCCCGAATAATTTGTCAAAAAAGACACTGTTCCCGGTGAATCCTTTGCAAAATTAAAGAACGGACTACCTCCAGCCAGTTCTTGTACGCCTTTTTCAATAAATTGTACCATTGCTTCATGCCTTGTCATAATCCACCCCTTACATAAGCTTGTATTGCTTTCTCATAATCTTTTCCTCTTGCGATCATCATAGCCTTTTCCCAATGAGAAGTTGCAAGAGGATGTCTCGATTTACTATATTCTAGTGGTTTGTTTGTAAGTACCTTGCTTTCTCCTTTTGTTGCCCAAGGACTTCCCGTTATCCTTGATACCATGAGCATTCCTTCATGCTGGAATCTTGCATAAGGGGACAAATAATGAACTACCCCCTTATCCCCTTCTACATAAGTTCTCACGTTCCTTGCAAGAACCAAATTCTTTGCTGGTACATATGGATTCATAAGACGTTTCGCTTCATTCGCCATGAATAGCAATGTCCTGTCTCCTCCAGTTGCTTCTTTCGCAATTTTAGAAATCGGCTTATTCCACTTGAAATCCATTTTCACATTATCTAGCCTCCTAACCTGTAATGCTTTCCAGCTAATGCATGTGTATTGTCTGATATTGCAGTAATTCGGAAAGCCTCCGGCTTATATTTACTCAAAACCTGTGATGCCGTAAATGGTGTCGTTCCGGTTATCATATCGCTACATTCCCCTTTAATAACAATATCGTTTTCAGAAAGCGTGAAATACTGTTCTCTTTCTGTTTCCTCTAAACTGCACCACTCACGATAAGGCTTGTATTTCAAAGATTGCGGAATCCGTACTGTATAGCCATTCGCCATCTGTAGCCCTTTCCCATTCTCTTTCAAACCAATCACATTCTTGTAAAAGCAATTGTGAAGTACATGACAATACCATATATCTTTTTTATCAGGATTATCCCCTGCCTTTAAGCAATTATAAATAGTAATGGTCTCTTTATAATTGGGATTCACATATCCACCCCACAATACAACAGCCCTATCGGCATCAACCATTCCTCAATGATTTCAAGAACTTTACCGGAAATAGCTAACTCTGACATATCTGTAGTTTTGTATGTTGCTGTCTCTCCGTCATTTCCATAACTTTGCAAAACCATACCATTCTCACTCTTTGCGGATTCGAATTGGTATAATTTTTCTGCAACAGCGCAACAACACATCTTTACTTCATCCGGTACTTCCTGTAATGCATCTGTCTTTCCAAATGCGCGTCTATTTATCTTTCTTGACGCCTGTGCAAGCCAATATTCAATCTCATCAATTGGTATTGTTGGCTCTTTTCCGGATAGATATTGATCCAGATAAAAGTTCTTATCTGCATAGATTGTCACTCTTATCACCCCCTACGAACTTGCCATAATTCCAGCGGCTTTCAGCGCGTCCAGCAAAGCCTTAAATTCCGCTTTTGTTACATTCTCCCCTGCAGCCTCAGCCACAAGTGAAGCCAGCTTGACTCCTCCGAGAGTTGTCTTATTCGCTGCTGGCAACGTATAACTCGGTCCAGCTGGACCAGGATCACCTTTCTCGCCTTTTGCTCCTGCTGCCCCGGTGTCTCCCTTATCTCCTTTTGCTCCTGCTGGACCTTGCGGTCCTACTTGTTGATTTTGTACTCCCTGCTCTAATTTATTCATTTTCTCTGCAGTGATAACATCTCCATCACTCCATGTTGTTGGTGCATATGCCATAATATATTCCTCCTATTCTTTTCCGATTTTCGCCTTTCCAATTTTCCCGCTGCCTACCAAGGCTATATCAGGAGCGGGTACTATTCCCCCCGCTTTGCATGAACAATAGATGCCAGCCAGCTTATTCTCATAGCAATGTGCATACAGATTATAGTTTCTGTACTTAAATACGTGAGAATCACCATCTTGATCCTGATCTGGACTGAAATATTTAACAAACTGTTCCATTGCAGAAACAACCGCTGATTTTTCCACACAAAGGAAGTTGATTTCTTTTCCGTCTGCTGCTTTTACAAATCCATACTCCGTTTTTCCATCTTTTAAATCAATCTTTGTGTACATTCTCGTCTGTGGCACTTTGATTACTTGGGAAAAGCGGTTTAACACACCTTTTGATTTGTACGATTCCATGTCGTCCAGCATGCCAAGAAGTGTTGGTGTAATAAACAAAATTCTGTTTCCTTCCACAACCTCGTTTTCATCCATTTCATTTGTACATGCGCGTAGAGCTTTTATTACCGCATCTCCTGTATCTAATGTCTCTTCTTTCTTTCCAATTCCTGCTGTCCCTGCAATCTTCGCAATTCTCGCCGCATCTGTCTCAGGTGCTACATGAAGTCGCATAAACTCCCCTGACAGCTTTGCAAATGGAAGTCCCAATGATTCCGCATTGTCCAAACGGTCAATTCTTAAATCCTGCGAACGTTCCTTATCGTATTTCACAGTTTCCCATGTCAAAGTTGTATTTCCCTTTGTGTATCCGCTTTTTCTGTCAAAATCTCCAAGAGCTGACATATCAAGTTTTGCAATCTTGATTTCTCCGTTTCCGCCTTTTTTCGCAACTGTTTCGTCTCCATCAAGTACCGATGTCTTTGCCTCTGCCTTGTACTTTTCATCTAACATTGGCAGATAAATCGTTGATAATTCAATGTTATTCATTCTCTTCTACCTCTCTTTTCTTATTTTTCTTCCGGAAGTCCCATTGCTGCCCGGATTGCTGCTGTCTGCTGATTTCCACTTCCTCCTCCGGTTGGACCCGTAGGATTATTAATCGGCTCATTTGCTCCAAATAAAAATGCATTGTCCTTTTTCACTGTTTCAAATGCGGCTGCAATATCAGCATCTTGATTTTGGGACTTTTTCAATGATTCCACATCTAAATACGGCATAACTGCTTTTAAAGCTCTTGCTCCTGCTTTTTTAGCTGCTTCCTGCAATTTCCCTGTAAATTCGTAATTCGCTTGAATATCAGCCTTTTCCTGCTCAGACTGTTCAAACTTTGTCTTGTACTCATTTACTTGCGCTTTCACATCCTCATAATCCTTGAATCCTTCAATTGTCTGATTCGCTGTGTCAAGCTGCTGTTTTGTTGTTTCTAATTCCTGCACCTTCGTATCAAATTCTGCTTTTGAAATATATCCTTTTAGTGTTTCATTCCAAGAGGATACAATCTTCTCCGCCTGTTCTTCTGATACTCCTAGTGCAATCAACTCTTCTTTCTTCATTTTCTCGTACTCCTTTCTTCCGTTCTTTTACGTCTATCGGAAAAAGACAATAAAATAAGACGCATAACCCTGCGCCTCAATGGGAGATGTTTGGATCACCGCCTTTCTATGGATATCCTCTTACCGTCAAACATAAGCACGTCTCCGACTTTTGCAATCTGATCACCTATCCTCACCCCTTTCAATTTTGATATTCCATCATCTATGTGATAGACAAATTTTATCGAATAATAATTAATGCGGGTAGTCAGCCACTTTGGCGCTAACATATCCGCATCTTTTGGTACTGTATAATATTGTTTCATAGGCATCCACCTTAAAAATGAGTATAAAAATACCACTCACTCCGAAGAATGGGTGGTATCTATACAACTGCTTTCATTGCTCTATCGTATTCAATCTTCAATTTTCTTTTGAAATCCTCAATTTCTTCTGGTTTCATACCTGGTTCTCCTAATGCACATATATAAGGGGTTTCATCATTCAGTATCTCTGTTGCTCTTGGCTGTTCCGCATACATTTCATCATAATGCACAATCAAAAGACCTTCTAAATCACAGGAAAAATCATAGATATCGTCTGGCGTATTATCTAAAAAATCTTTAATATAATCCATCATTTTTTCAAACATTTTTCCATTCCCCTTTCAAGTTTTTACTTCGCACGACCGATACTATATCTTGAGTATTTTTGTTCTTTATTACTACCAATTGTCTCTCTGCATCGAAATATATCAACTTGCTCTCACCTTCTGTATATTTCGGCTTCCCTTTAACAAACTTCACCAGTTCTTCCTCTGTAACAACCGGAAGACCCGGCTTATTTAACCTTGGAAGTCGACTCAAAGCGTGAACCGACAAATAAATATCTTCCTCGCTAAATCTGTCGTATGCTTCTTTTGATTTCTGCTTAAACTCTGCCGTCCAGTCCTTTTTATTGATTTCCGAGTAAGTATCAACTTTCTTGCTCAAAATTTCAAATTTCTTAGGATTATTGTACTTCATCTGACAGAAATCTGCAAGACTTCCCGCATCGTCTCCGATGATATTTTTGTACCGATAATACTGTTTTGAATCTCTGTCAGCATTCCGAATCATATCAGAAATGTACCGTGCATTTTGCATCTTCGTATTCGTTGCTATTCTTCCACGCATATCATAATATATACGCTCACGTTCTTCTGTCAGACCCATCTTTCGGCAGAATCTTGAATATTCATTGAGCTGTCCTTGATATTTTGCTTTCGCAATCATGATATCATCCTGATCAGCACCGCCACGCTTTAATAGCTGCACTTTTTCTCGCTGTGCTCTCATACATGTTTCCATCTGTCTCTGACGCTGTTTTGCTTCATACAAGGTGTATTCTTTGTCGTTAAATGTCTTTGGAGTATTCTCCTTGCGATTCTGCTCTTCCAACCACTCGTCAGTCCAGTTTCTTGCAGATATCCCAAGAATAAAAGGATAATAAGTGTGATAACAGTTTGCTCCAAGTAATCCGGTAACACTTCCCAGTCCACATACAGTTCTAAGCTCTTCTTTGCTCCAAACTCTTCCTTGCCACACCGCATGAGTTGGACGGGCTCCAGCATGCCATTCCACCTCAAAATGCTCTGTTCCAAGTTTTTTAGCGTTCATTTCGGATATTTTTCCAGACAATTGTGATACCCCTGTCATAACCGCTCTACGTGCTGCCACATCAACTCGGTTTGCTCTGCCAGATGCATACTCTATCTGTCTCAGTCCGCTGTTAGTCAGCTGCGTTACAACTCTTCGTAAGACACTGTTATAATCAAACGCCCCAGACACAATATCCATACAGGCAGCATCAAGATACTTTTGATAAACCTGTGCAAGTGGTGTAAGAACCTTTTTCCCGGTTCCATAATCAAGATAGAAACCAAGAGACTTTGTAATATTCTGCAACTCATCTTCACTCTGACGAATCAGAGCTTCTGTAATCTGCTGCAACTCCTCGTTATCCTCAAAAGGGGTAAACTCTGCATTGATCTGTTCGTATACGTCTTTATTTCGAACATATTCCCAGTCAATGACTTTATCATACAGTTCAAACATCTCCGGATAGGATTTATTTAGAGTCTCTTTTAGCATTTTCTCGATATCTTCTGAGGAATACCCTAAAACTCGTAACCGGTTTATCTGCCAGTCTGCTGTGCTTGTAATTTCCCCAGTTTGTCTGATTCGTCGAACAATATCTTCCATGATCCGCATTTCCAAATCAGAGAAGTGTTTCTCAATCTGACTAGATAATTGTTTCTTGTAATCTTCCCTCAATCAGATCACCTACTCCATGACATTATTCTGCGCCGGAACATTCGACTTTGCTGTCTCTTCATCCTCACCATACCATTTCATACGGTATTCCCAATGATGCATGAATCCCGCTGCTACATCCGCCATATCTTGTTTTCTTTCAGCCTCTTCATCTGTCAGAATAGAATCATTGAACTTACAGTTAAATTCATATTTAGAAGTGTATAATCCATTGTAAAACGCAAAGCCTGTTATTAAATCCTCCAAGCACGTTTTTAACTTTCCTTGTATCGCTGTTACCCGATTGTATTTTCTTGACTTTGATGCCTTGATCTCTGTTGCTGTTTTATCGACATATTGCACATCAGACAGATCTCCATAAGCCAAACCAACAGAGAACTCAATCTGCCTGTAATACTTTTCCAAACCGTTAATGAATCCTTCTTCTCTTAACTCCGGAGAAAATTCTTTGAAAAGTTCAGCGTCTTTTCCTGCATCAATATTCAGTCCACGGTACAACCGTTCATTAAATTTTGCAAGGAATGCTTTATTCTTTCCTTTTGCGTTATTCAATGCACTATCATCAACATGTATCGCACGCTCTCCCGATTCAAATTCCCAGTCAAGTCTTGCCCCTTGTACGTCTGCCTTTTTAATACGTTCAACAGCAGATTCAAAAATAGATACCCCGCAAGGAGAATCGTCAATTTTATTTTTTAATGGCACTCTGAAATAGCCAAAATCCATCTCCTTCATACCGTTGTACGTAACATCTTCCGGGTAATTCTCCCATTCTTTCACATATGCAAGTGGGATTTCCATGCCAACCGTACTTGGTGATGTACTCTTATAGGCTTTATTGCGAATCCGGAGATTTCCGCCTCTGATATCATGCCTTTCTGTTCTGATGTAATAATTCGATACGCCACGCCTTTTCACTTGAATAAACATGCAATCATCAGGCTTTCCAGTATCATCAAAGTGAATCGGTATAAACTTATCCGCGGTAACATACTCGACTTTATCAGTCCCTATCGGTTTAATGATAAAAGAGCCAAGCGCAAGTCCATCTTGAAGGTTCTCGTTCAAATCTTCAATTACATTCTGCAGAATCTCATTCAATCTTTCATTGCTGACTGATACTTCCATTTCGTTCAAAACAACATCTGCAAATTCTCTGCAAATCCCCTGTTCAATACGGAGCGATGTGATATAATCACTGTTTTCACACCAAGGTGCATTCCCAGCAACCATTGAATTCCATTCATTTATCTTAACTGACATCTTCTCTGTTAAGGCGACCTCTCCGCCGACCAATCTCTGTACTGTAGTCATCGTGAACATCTGTGTCACCCCCTTAATCCAATTCCATATTTTTTCAATCATCTTCCACCTCTTGTATCAGATATTTCATATCTCGTTCTATCGTGTATTCAAATGCATCCAAACTGTCGATATCTGTACTGCCATCATCCAAGCGTTCGTCTTTGTCTTTTACTTCTTTATCCCATACTGCATCAGATAGAGCCGTTTGTAAACTCTCGCAATCTTTTGTAATAAAAAACCGCCCTGCTCCCATAAGCCTGACGGTACATCTGATTCTGTCATTTATCGCTGCTTTTCTTGCCTTGCGAACCGATATCCACGGAAACTTTTTCTCTACTGCATTGCGAATAGAATTGCCAAGTACAGTCTCTGCATTATCGTAGTAAACTCCTTCTACGTTGCAATATCTTACATAGTCTCTATGTTTATCGATAACCGAATATTGATCAATCACTTCCTGTACAAACTCACAAAACAACTTGTCCAGCATATTGCTGTCGATATCCTCATTTTCATCCTTTGCCATGATTCTGCGGGACTTTAGCGCAATCACGCCCCTGTAGTCATCTGTATATCCTCTTGCAACAAAGGAGTGCCCGGACTGGTTTCCACCAAAGTCCAACCCTATTTCGATTGATACAATATCTTCTTTCCGGAATTGCTTTACTTCCGGATCATCTTTCAGCTCATCCACCACTTCACATCGAAACGCATCCGGATTGTCTGCAAACCGTTTATAAATTGCTCCATCTGCCCTCTTCCACAGACCAACAATTAAACGGTCGTAATAAATTGTACCCTCATACTCTTTGCAGAGTTGCTCAACAAATTCTTTCGGAAGAAACGGATTGTCAAAAATCGTATACTTCTGCAGATAAATATCAAGCTCCACATTATCCAGGAACTCTTTTAGCCAATGTGTTGGATGCTCAGGATTGCAACTTCCATCGAAGCAACTATACGGCTTATCAAGACGAGATTTAAGCATTTGAAACACTTCCTTGTTCCACTTTGCCACCTCATCTCCGTAGCAGTATTTAATGGATGCCCCTTGAATCTTTGCCACTTGGCTTACCTTTTCTGCGCCAAGGCAATATACAGGCTCTCCGCAAACCATTGCTATGTTTTGACTGTTAATTGTTCCAATGAGCTTATCTGTGTAGATTTCTCGCATTGGAGCTAAGACATTTCGCTCGATGGAGCTTTTTGACACTCCAAGGATGACGTTTAGTCCTGGCTTGCCAGCTCTCTCCCGGATTCGAAACGGTATAACGAATGCAGTATCTACATAAGACTTTCCGGAACGCACTGCACCGGACTTAAAATTCCAACGGTGTATCGCATTTACAATATACTCATTCTGTTTCTTGCTTAACTGCATTGTTCCTCAATTCCTCCAAGATACTGTCTAACTTATCCAAAGCCTCTTCTGTTTCATTTTCTCCGGTAACTGCCTGTTTCCGCGCCTGTTTCAATTCGGTATCAGCTTTCTGATTTTCTAAATCCATGTCAGACTTGTCCGTCTGTCCCACGACTTTCATAATCGCATTATAGGCTTTTACATCTCCCATTGCTGCCTGATTGATGATTGCCATTGTAATGATTTCCTCATAGGTACTTTCTCCTCCGTCTGCAATTAACACATCGGACAGTCCATCAACGTGCGCCTGCATAGTCAAACACCTATTCATTGTATCTCGCATGGCTGCTTTTCTTCTTCTCACTTTCCCCGACTCGATGCCGGCAATTCTTGCTAATTCTCGGCGTTCGCTCGGAGTTCGATTGTTATTTGCATCTTTTATGTTTTCATAATTCGCCACGTCACCACCTTCCAATCTATCAATTTTTTCTATCTCTGGATACAACAGGAATCGAACCTGTGACATATTCACTACGAATGAAGTGCTCTACCACTGAGCTATGTATCCATATTTGGGTATTAGAAAAGACGCCCTAATGGACGCCTTACATTTGTCTCATCTTCACATCAACTGCCTCTTTCCTGACATTGTGATGCTGGTTCTGATTCTCCGGCTTTACCTTCTCAGTAATGCTGTTAAATTCTTCATTGCTTTTCTTTCTGTTTAACTTTTCCTGGTCCTTCTTATCCATTTCCTCACCTCGGATATAGTATGTGAGGAATGAGAGGTTTTATGTATTGGAAAAGCACCCAGAAGGGTGCCTTCTTGGTTATTATGAATAAAGTTCGTTTATTGCATCACTTATAGATACTGTTTGGTCGCTTTCACCTGCGTAAACTTCCGTTTTACATTTAGGACAAATATGATATATTGACCCCAAATTATTATCCCGGGTCAACATACGAATTTTTTTTCTTTCATCATCATAACATTTTGAGCAAAAAGGACCCTCATCGTCGAAATAATAACAATTATCTCTAAACTCCTTTTTCTTGGCCTCTTCCATTATATTTTCCAGCTTTTGATTTTCGTCTTTTAAATTTCTATTTTCTTCCTGAAGTTTAAGCATTTCTTCTTGCAGATTCATTATACTTTTTACTAATTCAATATTATCTGCCTTCTGTGCTATTGATATAGTATCTTTAAACATATCATACATTCCCATATTCTTTCCTCCACACACTTACACAAACAAAACCTTATAAATATAATACAAAATTTTTCCACG